GGCGGACGCTCGCTCCGCTGGCATTCGCAACAATGAAATCGTTTTGTGGGCTCATCTTTAAGACTGCTCAGTGCCGTAACCTGCTGCCTGATACTGGAAATTACGATCAATCACAGCGTCAGAGCCGTTTTTGAACGTAATCGTGAATCCAGAACTAGAAGCTGCTGTGACTTCATAATAGTCCCCAGACGCCAGATTGAACGCGGTTATACCCAAACTCGGCTCTTGATAAAAAGCGTTGGCAAAAACAACTGCTTTCGACCCAGCGCCAGACGCAATCACTGCGCTGCTCTCTGTTCTGGATTCAAGCTGCATTGTGTAGCCCAATTGATCAATCAACGGTGTCTGATCTGGGTGCATTGTCATCATCTCAGCCTTAAATTGGAATTGCCTGCCAGTGTGCCTACCTGCTTCCATCGGGAACCACGGGCCAAAGTTAATGTTGGATTCCATTTCAATTTTGTCACCACTCTCTAGCAGCACAAAATCAAGATCTTCCAACAGGAAAAACTCATCTGTTGTCGCCTGGTTGCTGGTCCTGAAATAAACGGCTGCGCTTGTATCGTCTGGGATTTCGCCGTCAAAATCTGACCACCTGTCAATCAGCTCAGTGCGAGTGTCAATTCCTTGCTCTGGATATAAGCCGCGACTTGTGAGTGTACGAGTAAAAACAGCGTTAAAAACACCACCAAAGTCCAAGACATTACGGAAAAAATACTCGCCAGCCGCGAGTCTTTCCCCAAACAAGTCAAAATTACCATCCGGAAATTCAAGCGATGGTGGTCCTATGGCGTCAAAATCGGGCTTGTTATCAATTCTGTCATCTCCGTCCATTACCAAGCCGTCATAAACAGAACTGTAGAAAACTCCTACTTTTTCACCTTGGAACGGCGGCGAGTCTGCGTCTTCTCTTCTTACGTCGATATTCAAACGCGGCAACCGATCCGGCAAATCAATTGTTGCGCTAACTTCCGTTATGCTCGCTGCCCGCTTTCGTCCTGAAACTTGATAAGATATTCGCCTTCCATCAACGGCATCACAGCCGAATTAGTTTCGGCCTTGACTATTCTTAAAAGCGTGCTGTTTGACCATTCACCCGATCCATCAAGTTGTGTTGAGTGTCGAATTACTGCTAAAAGGTTGGCACGAGATGTTGCACTAACTGACTGCGGAATTCCCCACCTAAAGACGACTTGATCGCCTTCAGTAGCTTGAATAGTGACATCGATCGGAGATGGTGGCCTTACAACCGTGTTTGGATTATCGGGATCAACGTCAGGAGCTGAAATCACGCCAGTTGCTGTAACCCATGCTGATTTTCTACTCACAGGGGGTGCGCCAACTGATCTGACCTGAATTGTTAGTAATCGGCCTGGTTCTAAGTTGTCAATTCCAAAACTGGTATCAGAAGTTTGAATGATTTGATAATTGCCGCCAGCAACCTTGTATCGCAATTCAAATCCAAAAGTGACACCATCCTGCCCACGACTCCATGACACAAGTGTTCTGTTCGATGTCGTTTGCCCGTTTACAATCTGTCGCGTTTCTATTGTTACATTTACAGGCTTGGCAGGCGCATCATTGAAAAGCGTTACATCCTGAAAAACTAAATCTGTCCCGGTGTCTGCCGTTTGATAAATACTGTCATTGTGCTCGACTGCTGTAATTGAATACTGGCCTTCGCCGTCGTCAGCAACAGACAAGCACTTGAATTTTTGCTGTTGGACGCTAGATGATGCAATAGACCAAATCGATTGCGCTAAAGGCGCATCGCTAAACGCCGACGTATTGATTACCGCTCCAGCTGTGCTGGTAATTGATCGGGTCTCAACCGTCCCGTTAGGCAACGTACATGTAAGAGTGTGACTAGAGCCAGATGGCAAAGTTATCGTTTGATCTGTAGTAATTGAACTGGTCGTCGCGCTACTAACACGGCCAGCTAATCGGACTCCCTGCCGCATCTCATCCGCTACTGCAAAAACTTGCCCCGGCAATACAACTGCGCCTTGCAGACCAGTAGTGAAACTAACAACCTCGCCGTCGATCTCCTCTGATGCCAGCATCCACCGCCCCAGACGCTGCGCTTGATATTTAGAAGTGGCGCCAATAGCAACAATTTCTTTTACTTGATAACCATACTTGCTAATCAGCGTTGCATCTTCGACAACAACAAAGTTAGATTTATAGAAGTTTTGTGGATCGTTATATCTGACCCTAATACTCGTGCTGCGTGTTTTTAACGAAGTGCCCGAGTAACTAAACGCTCCATCAATAACGTTGCTATTTGTGTAAAGGTGAACGGGGGCGATTGCCTGTCCATTTAGATTGCCGTGATCAGCAGCCGCCTGGATCGTATTTGCTTGCCAAAAAAGCATTCCGCGGAATACGCTTGCCAAATCTTGCAACACGTTGAAAGCTTCGGCTCTGTTGCCAATTACGGTGTTGCAAGCAAAACGCGGCTCTTGGCTGTTGTCTGGGTTTGTCACCAGCTGATTGGCATATTGAGCTAATGGGTAAAGATCGACCCAGCTTAAATTTGCTGCGTTAATAAAATCGCCACTACCGTATCTGCCATTGGTCGCCATGTCGTACCAGCAACACACCGGGCACGTCGTCCATGCCGATTTAAGCTGCCCGTTAAATGCTCCGACAAAACTTAGGCTCCCGTCATTCCTTACAACGGCATTCAATGGTATTTGAACGATGCGCCCCCGAATTTTGTAAGCTCTCGTAGGCAAGCCGCTAAATTGCCTCGTAGATAGGGAAAGGCCAGCAACTGCGCAAAATGGATAAGAAGATCGAAGTGATTGGCCTTCAATTAAACTTGTCCAAAACAGCTGATTGCCTCGACTAGTCGCCAAAGGAATATTTTGCGGGACATCCTTAAAATTAAAAAACTTTACTTCAAAATGATTTTCACCTAAATTGATCTTCCTAACTCTTACGTTCCAAGGGCCGATACCAAATAGAGGCAAACGAGGCGTTTTGATTTGATAATCAGACGTTGATACGCCTGTAAGCGTCCGGTCATATTGTGCGACATAGCCAGTTCCTTGAGCTTGAATATCAATAACAACACGAATTGATCCATTAAAAAGCTGCCCCTTTGCTAATCCCTCTTGCGCTGACGAAAACAAACGCGGGACTGAAAGCAGCAGTTCTATAAACTCTGCGTCCGTATCAGTAACCTGACGTATTGCTTGACCTGCTCCGTAGTTACGGCCAACAACCTCGTTATTTACGCTTAGGGTTTCGCTGTAATTTTCACCGATTTCAATTCCTACATCAGTAATGCTTGACGTGCCATTTCTGCCCTGCCCCAATTGGCTTTGAGTCCTGCCACCGTTCCTAAAATCTGGAGAAACGTCTGCGACTGAAAATGAATCGCTTGGAGTTTCGTCAAGAAAGATTCCAGCCCTGCCCCCTACGATCCCTGCGATCGGGCCTTCGCAAAGAAGGTCAACAATTTGAATTGCAGAGGTTGAATTAAGAGCCATTTAATTTAGGTAAAACCAGCAGAACGCACGATAAGTTCAATACCGCGACTTGGTGCAGCGGCAAAGTCAACGATTTCAATGTTTATCCTAATCCCTCTCTCGTCATTTTCTATTCTTTGGTTTTCAAAGAAGTGAATCCACCTGTAAACTTGCCCCGGCAGAAGCAGCCCTTGAATTGTGGCTTGAGATGTGCCTGATGTCACGTCTGGCCCGTCAACCCTGGTTGCATTAATCAACTTGTAAGTCACGAAGCCGTCAACCAATGTGGAGCCAGGGCCACTTGCAAAATCATACAAACCATTGTTTATTTCTAAAACAACAGCGCATTGTGATCGCTCCTTGTTTATCTGGCCTAAAGGTCGATTGTTTCCCCTAAAGAGGGATACCCTTTGATCAAGATTGCTAAAATCCCCGCCAGGAAAACCGCCGTTTGTTCTTCTGGCTAATACTCCAGAAGACTTGCTATTTGCAAAGGTTAATTTTTCGCCTCCAAAAAGCACCGTATTAGTTCCCGGTGTTTTTACCGCTGCCTTTAACGGGTCCGATTCGTCGGCAACATCGACCGTTGCTGACAGGAGATTGCTACCAATCAACACCTCGCCATAGGCAACCGGGATTGTTGCTCCAACCCCTACTGTGTTTGCAGCGCCAGTGTACGCATAAGATTGACGGCCATCTGAACCCCGAACGATTGACTGAGGCCCATCTGTGCTTGTTGCCTCTGCGCTTTCAAACCGATTGCCACCCAACGGTGAAAGTTGAGGTTGCGGCGAAAGCAACTGAGCAACGCCGCCGAGGATCAAGCTGGCTCCAATGCTGGCCACGGCAAACGAGCCAGCAGCCCCAGCCAATAGACCCCCAGCAAATAACCCGCCGGTAGCACCAAAGCTCACGAATGACAGGGCAACCAGTGCAACTCCTATAATAATCTTCCCAATTGCACCACCACCACTACCTGCGACAACTGGCACCAATATCAGCTCATTGCTTCCTATGGGCAGCGTTAAATCGTCATAGTCAAGATCGACGCCAGCCTGAATCAGGCGGTAGCCGATGCCGTTTTCATGCGCATGAATTAGCTCCTCTTGAAGCTCAGGCTTGTTAATGCACAGCAGCTTAATTGCCTCCGCAGGCGTGCGCAGGTTGTGATATTCGTGCTCTTCGCCGTAACGCTCGGCCAGATCACCCAGCAACCTAACGGTCTGTTGCATATCTGAAGACCGCCGAAACCCTCTGCACATAATAAGCCGTTAAGCCCTCGGTTGTACTTAAAGAATCTTGACGCTGATGCAAGATCTGTTCGTTCTCCAGCAATATTGCAGCGTGCATTGGAGTGGCTGTGCCTAGTTTCATGATCAGCACGTCACCGGGCTTTCGCATTGCAAATTCAACCTCAACAAAGCCACACGCTTCAGCTTGCAGCAAAAAAATGCTTTCGCAGGTCTCAAGGTCAGCAGGTCGCTTAAAGTTCGGCAGTTGAATCCCTTGTAACCTGAAATAATCTCGCACCAACGAAAAACAATCGTTTGCTCCGTACTCCCATTGCCGCCCTAGCAAGGCTTGATAGTTGACCATTCTGCCTCCGGTATCAAATAAATATGCCACGCAAGACCCGTGACCCGGCAAGCTCGAAGGTCCGCCGGACTGGCTGGGCCTCCCATTGGATGAGAATGGACAACAGCTTCAATCCTGCCTGACAAAGCTGCTCTTGCATAATCAATAGGATTGATCGCAAAATC